ACCGTGATGCCAGTGCTGGTGGAGCCACCATCGGCATCCGCGTAGGTCTCTGGCTGCGTGTTGACGTTGCCAGTGATTGTGTAGGTACCCATGAGTGCTCCTTCCATGTCTGTGGGCGAGGGACCGATCGGAGAGAATATATATATCGTAAGACCCCGCCACTTTTTCGGGGGGGTGGGGGGTGCCGTTGGCGAAAATGCGGCAATGCCGCGCTCAGTCTACGTTACAGCGTGGCGTGCCGGCGCCGATCGACCAGGTCAACCAGCGACAAAGTGGTTCGACACCAACGAGATCAAACAAAATAATTAAAGCAGGGCAGGGGGTTAGCTGCCGAGCCCTGCATCATGCGTACCCTTGGCGTACCTGACCCAGCCAGAGCTCGCGCGAAAGAGGCGATGCCAATGTGCACATCACCGATCAATCCTCACTCTCACTGTCACACGGACTGCTGTCTTCAGCCTCAAGGATCAGCGCAGCACAGGCGGCACAGTGCCAGCCCTCATCACTGCGCCTCAGCTCTCCCTGGTGATTGCATGCCTTGCATCGGACAATCATGGTGTCTGAACCTCCGGCTGCTTGTATGCTTTCCGTTCTGGTGGCATGAGCTGTCCGCCCTGACCGTACATCTGAAGACACGAGACCTTCATTGGTGTCAGCAGTGACAGCATCCATATCCCGTCTGACGACTGCCAAACTTCAGCGACCATTGATCCATCAGCGACAATACCCTGCCAGACGAGCTGCTGCTCATTCTCTCCAGCAAACGCCCTGGCATCCTCAGCAGTGCGGCATGCCAGTGGATTGGCGACAGCCTGCGAGCACAGCATCAGCAGCGCTATGAAACCCAGCGTGACGCATTTCATTCAATGTCCTGGTGAGATTTGGCACGAAAGAATCGAGCCTATACGTCATCATCACAAAAAGAGTACAAAACAGTCAATGGTGACAATTTGTGCACCCCTCTGCTATCATCATCCATCATTCAGATGGGAGGTATGACGATGTCTGAGGAACAAGGGAAGAAAAACACACTCTTCCACCGATCGTTCAATGACAGTCACACGATTGATGACTGGAAGGATCACAGCACTGACGTTGCGACTATTGGCACCTGCATCAACCTGGGCGATGAGCCTTACGATGATTGGAGCTGGTCAAACAAGCTCTATGTCGCTGATGTCCGCATCTCTGAGACCCGTGTGCGTCGAGCGACAGATGACGAGAGTGGTCATGCACGATGGTCATACATGGAGGTGCAGGAACCCCACTACGAGTACATCTGCCTTGTGAACAGCTCTGAGCACGGTGGACAGTACCTGGTCTTCGATGAGAGCGGCATGCGTAATTTGCACGAGCATGGCTTCCTCGAATTTCCAACCGATCCGATAGCGTGGCTCGGACTGCGTGATGGTCCGAGATTGGTTGCTGGACAATGAAAGCAGCGACATACGGATGGATTATCGATCAAGACCTCATTGGGGATGGAAGAGCGAATGGCACTGCTGGTCCCGCAATGGGCCTGGACGTTCCCCCTGGGGAAGGTGAGCCATTCAAAATCTATGACGGAGATCACATCCTTTACGCAACGGGCAGGATCATCGGCGACTATTCCGGCTTTGAGCCGGTCGATGATTTTGCCCAGGCTAATTGGGGCGCTCCATTCATCAAGTACCTTGATGCTTCAGGTGCCTGGAAATTCATTGGCACCTGAGAAGACGGTGTGACAGCGCCACCAGGGCAGACATGTACTGACGCTTGATCGTTCGCCGATCGACATGACGCTGCCTGGCGATCCTCGCGTAATGCGGCTTGGCTCGATTGACTGCAGAATACGCAACAGCCCAGATGAGCTGACGATCCTTGTCTTCAAGTGTCAGTGATAACTGCATAGCCAGATCATAGCGATCGATCTGCTGGCTTGTCGGCGTCAGCCTGACCCGTGTCTCAGGGTCTGCATATGACAACCATTCAGCCTGCATCTCAGGCCACCAGGCTATCCGCGCACGCTGCTTCGCAGCAGGCATCCAGGCTTCAGTCTGGGCAGCTTCGAGGAAAAGATCGTGGAGCTGATCAGCGGTCATCATCGAGGAGATCATTCAGATACCTGTCACGCAGCTTTTGGCGTGCCATTGCTTCTCGATAGCTTCGAGAGAGCTTTTTCTTTGTTGATTGCAGTAACGCAGAGACGCGCTTTTCCTGCTTAGGCTGAAATGGATCGACTGACCGTCTTGACAGTGTTTTTCGATCCCCCATAGTAAGCATCTCCCTTTTCACAACCCTCAAACACTCGGACACTCGACGCGCGCCATTCAGCTCTTGCCTTTTGGATTGGCGAGCTGAATAACGCGCAGGCACACAGGCGCAACGAAGCGTCACGCTTCGCTGCGCAGGTTGGTCGATTTTGGTGACAGTTGCGTCTGCCTTAGATGCCCTGGGTGACACCATGTAACCCCCCTCAATACCCCGATGAGACCAGCGTCCAATTCTCGTCTGGAACGCCGTCGATCGCGTGGCATCGATAAATCTCTGTGTGATCTTCGTGCCGTAAAAAAAGCTCAACGAGCTCCACTCTTTTAGGCACAGGGTGTGCGGCCCAGGCAGGTCGCTGCGGTGCCGTCTGAATCCAGTCCACAGTTGATTTCGGCTCGTAGGGCGGCTGAGGTGTCGGGTCCCAGTCAATCCTGTGCCATTTAAAGAGCTTTTTTCTCAGTCTGCGGATACCCTGATTGACGATGTTCCCAGCTCTGCCTGCAGACACGGGGCCAATGATTTCGCCGATCTCCTTCAGGGTTCGATTACGCATCCAGAGCTGGACAGCCAGGCGCTGCCGTGGCTTCAGCGTCAGGAGAAGCTGATCGCACAGCACCCTGTCCTCGATCTCAATCGCGTCGCTCATTCTTTGCCAGCCATTGCCGGACCTGTGCAGGCACCTTCGCGGTATCGCTCCTGATGATGTGATTGACCTGTCCTCGAGTCAGGCCCCATTCCTGCGCAGCCGCATCGATTGAGAGCTCCGCATCCACCATTGCTCGCGCCAGGCGCTGAGACCAGAGAGCTCGCTCGCGGCGGCTCAGGTGATCAAAATCAGGATCAGACATATAGCGCCTGCAAAGATCGTGAGCTCAGTAACGCTGGATGACTGACGCCTCGGTCTCGGTGCCTCGATCGAGACAGCGAGCAGGCGGCGTAGGCGGTCAGTTTCAGACAGATTCTTCATCGATCTGAAATGTGTACGGCGATTGCCCGTCGTACAGCGGCTCATCGTGAGCGTATTGGGGGTTCGTTAAAACTTCTGGCCTGTACTTTGAGAGCTTCAGCTCACGGCAATTGTCACAAACTTTTGCCAGCGGGATTCCTCTCGCGTCGTGCTCAAACCAGGTCTCAGGCAGACATAAAACATGCTTTCGATCGATGAGACATCTATCCATTTCTTTCAATCCATTCCATGCGTCAGCCATCTCCGCGACGATTTCGTCTCCCGTCATCGTCACATGAACTGGAGTCCTGTCGTAACGCCACGAGCGATGAATTGCGTACATCATCTGTCGATGCGTTAAACCTGTGGACTGCCACCAGAGATATTGTTCAACGGCGATGTCATGCGACGTTTCGTTCATGCCTTGGCCTCGAACTTAAACGTCTCCAATCCCCAGGCATCCCAGCCAGGCCAGCTCTGTCGCGCAAACATTTCCAGATATGGACCGGCGACGAGCTGCTCAATGCGCTCGTAAATGTCATCAGGTTTTCGTGAGTGTTCGCGCCTTTTTGCCTCAATGACCTGCCTCACACCACCGCCGCCATCGAGCCGTTTTGGTTTGCCTTTGGTTGCCAGCAGGCACAATTCAGCCTGCTTGCGGCTCCAGTACCCCAAGCCGATCCCAGGCTTAACCCAGATGAAGGCGACGGTCTTGTAGGTAAAACCCCAGGCTTCAATCAGCTCCAGGGCATCCAGCATATGAGTGTCGATTATCCACATGAGCAGGGCGCAGTTATCGGCAGCGGGGAGCTCTAGCTCGCGCAGCTCCGCCAGGGACATCGTCTGATAATGGCGCTTAGCGTTTTTCTTCTCGCCCTTTGATGACCAGTTTTTGAACTGCCACGGGGGATCAATCAAAATAGCGTTGTATGAGGTCATGCTTCAGCAATCTTCTGATCGAGCTGCTGCAGCAGCATGGCGTTTCCGTTGGCGGTGTTGAGCTCAACCCTTGTGGACAGAAATCCTTGAACTTCCGCGATCGAATGCACGGTGGCGATATGGCAGGCGCAGTTTCTCAGGGCGCGATGAACCTCCTGCTGGTTCTCATTCATCCGGCCTTTCTTCGCCTTCACCTCCAGAAAGATCGGCGCGAACTGATAACCGTCTTCGCCAGTCAAAAACCCTGACGGCGGGACGAAAATCTCCAGGTCGGGCCAGCCCCAGCGTGTTCCGAGGCTCCTGAGCTTTCGCTTGTGCGCAACGTGCCGGATGCCTTCATTCGGCGAATGATGAATGATTGAGTCTGGTGGCAGCACCAGCGCCAGCCAATCGACAATCCGCTTCTGAATCGCCGCCTCAGTCTTCATCAGACACCCAGGGCGTTGGGTCCAGCACACGGCGGCGTTCCCAATCAGAGAACGTCACCATCGAATGCGTAGCCTCGGCGATCCGCGACACGAGCTTTGCGCTTGGATGACGACGCCCTGCCTTCAGATGCAGAATGTATGACTTGGTGACACCGACCTGCTCGCCGAGCTCCCTGGCGCTTCGACCTGTCTCCCGCATGTAGTCGAGAAAATCCATCGCATACCTCCCTCAAGAAGTGTGCACAAAATGTCACCCACCGTGAAGGCGTCCAGTCGAGCCGTATTGTCACCCCACGGAAATGGGAGTACGTTCGCGAAAACGGGGAGGGAAAATGTCAGATTCGGTTGACGATCTCGGTGCGGAATTCAGCTTCAATCTTCCGCCCACGGACTTCGCAAACCAGCAGATGTCGTATGATCTGGGCGGATTCCTGGAGACCCTATATATATGCTCGCACCAGCCAGAGGTCGCTCGCGAGCAACACAGCGCTGAGTTCGTTTCTGAGATGCAGCAGGTCGATATTTCCCTCGCGAACTATTGCCGCACTAGGCTGGCCGGCAGCATAGCAGCGATCGAAATTCCCCTGATGGCGACGCTTCAAATGGGCGGCGACTTCATGTTTCGCTCGCCGTTCTTCCACGTGCCGCAAATTATCCATCAACGAATTCTTTACGGCTATTGGCGGCAGAATCTGTCTGGAAGCGACGCGGATTATGAGACCAATCAGACGCTGCTGGCGCGCCTCGAGGAGCTGCAAATCACGCCGCGCGTTTGGTCGCGCGACAAATTCTATCGCGAGATGTACCGTTTTCGCACGGGCGGGTACTACGACGGCGGGGACAATCGACTTCTGGACGACGGGCGGCAGCAGTACATCAAGCCGACGCGGAAGGCCACGCGCGAGTGGCGTATCTCATGCATCGGCTACGTCCTAGGAATCGGCCGCGTCGAACACACCGAACTAATCGGGGGCGACATGGGGCAAATGGGGCGCGTCATCGGCCGCGAGCTTGCGAGTTACGCTGATCTGATCGCGCACGAATTCAACACGGGGCAGCGATACGCCGACTTCAATTTTCACAACGTCGCAGCCGCAACTGAGAGCTGGGATAACGTGCAGGCGTTCGACCCCCACCATATGTTGTGAGTGCAAATTGAGAATCACTAAATCCTGAAGATAGTTGCAGAAACTCGTATGGGTTTTTGCGAAAGATAATCATGAGCAAATCACTTAACATTACCGCAGCTCGTGAGCGTGCGCATTTGAATGCAGCGCAACTTGCCAGGGAGCTGGGAATGATTCCGGCCTCTTATCGCCGCATCGAGCGTGGCGAACGCAAGTGCTCTGCAGAATTGCTGTCAC